CGCACGAGATGTATGCGCTCGTGGACATCACCAATCAGATGCTCGAAGACGCCGCCTTCAACATGGAGGCCGAGGTTCGCGCCGAGGCCACCGAGCAGTTCGCGAAGGCCGAAGGCGCGGCGTTCCTGAGCGGCTCGGGCGTCGGTCGTCCGTTCGGCTTCTTGAACAACGCCTCCATCGCGACCGTGAACAGCGGCGCGGCGGCAGCGCTGACGGCTGACGGTCTGCTGAGCGTCTACTACGGCATCAAGACCGACTACGCGCGCGCGGCGGTGTGGATGATGAACCGCTCGACCATCGGTCAGATCCGCCGCCTCAAGGACGGCGACGGCGAGTATCTGTGGGCTCCTGGCCTTGCGGGTGGCGTGCCGAACACCATCAACGGCGCGCCCTACGTTGAGGCCGCTGACATGCCGGATGTCGGCGCGTCGGCCAAGCCCGTCGCGTTCGGCGACTTCCGTCGTGGCTATGTGATCGTGGATCGCATCGCGATGGAGATGCTGCGCGATCCCTACACCCAGGCGACGAGCGGCGCGGTCCGCATGATCTTCCGCCGCCGCGTCGGCGGCCAGGTCGTGCTGCCCGAGGCCATCGTGTTGCAGAACGTCGCCCTCTGATCTGACTGAGAAAGGACCATCCCAATGGCCTCGAAAGACCTCCACAACAACATCGACATCAAGCGGGCAATCTCGCCTGTGTCGGTGGCCGACAACACCGCCCAGGTGTCGCAGATCGTGGACACGCGCGGCTACGAGAGCGTCGAGCTGGTCATCGCGACCGGCTCGATTGCCGACGCGGACGCGACGTTCACCGTCCTCATCGAGGACGGCGACAGCCCGACGCTGGCCGACAACGTCGCGGTGTCCGACACGTTCTTGCTTGGCACCGAAGCCCTCGCGGGCTTCCAGTTCGATGACGACAACGAGTGCCGGAAGATCGGCTACGTCGGCGGCAAGCGCTACGTCCGCGCGACCATCACGCCGGCCAGCAACGCCAGCGCGGCGCTGCTCTCGGCGGTGTGGGTTCTGGGCAACGCCAGGACCGCGCCGACGTCGAATCCGCCGGCCTGATCTGACTGGGCGGCGGGCTTCGGCTCGCCGCCCTCTCTACCGAACGAGGTGCTCAGATGAGCTACAACACGCAGAACTACGACGCGCAGGGCGGCGCGCTCTCCGTCATCGGGGGCGAGCTTCGCATCTCGGGCGGCTATATCAGCGGCGGCGCGATCCTGAACAAGCGCCAGCGCTTCACCATCGCTGAAATCAACGCGGGCGCGACGCTCCTGCCCGCGATCTCGGGCAAGAGCTACCGGATGATCGGATGCAAGGCGATTTCGGTTGGCGGCGCTGCGGGTGCAGTGACGACGGTCGATGTCAGCGGCACGGTCTCGACCTCGCGCAAGCTCGTCGCGTTCGCGCAAGCGAGCCTGACGCAGTCCACCGTCCTGGTCGATGGCGGCTCGGGCGCGGCGGTTCTCGCTGACGGCGCGAGCTACACCGCGAACGACGCCGGCACGGCGATCCTGGTCGGAAAGACGGGCGCGAGCGTGACGACGGCGACGCATATCGATGTGATCTTCGACTACGTCATCGAGTGACGTCGATGAAGGTCGAGCGCTTCAGCGTTTCGGTGACGACGGCGGCGGACGGGTCGGCAACGGCCTATTCGCCGACCATCACCGGCGCGATTTCGTCCATCGCGTATGTCGCGGACGGAACCAATCCCTACGCCGCGACGGTCGATTTCGCGATCACCGTCGAGGCCACGGGCCAGGGTCTCTGGACGCAGTCCGATATCAGCGCGAGCGGCACGCGCGCGCCGCGTCAGCCGACGCATGAGCAGGACGGGACGGATCGTTTCTTTCAGGGCACATCCAGCGAGCACACCGTGCCTGATCTGATCTGCCTCGCGAACGATCGCGTCAAGATCGTGCTGGCACAGGGCGGCGACACGAAGACGGGCCGCTTCCTCATCACGGTGATCTGATGCTGTCAGTCCTCGTCCCCGCGACGTCCTCGCGCCTGACCTCGCTCGATGGGGTCAAGCGTGAACTGTCGATCTCGGGAACGAGCGACGATGCGCGGCTGCTGGCCTACATCGACCAAGCCAGCGCCGTCATCGCTGACTACCTCGGGCGTCCGCTCGGGCGCGAGACCGTCGCGGAGACGCTGCGGCTCTCGGCCTCGTCCGAGGTCATCATGCTGTCGCGCTGGCCGGTGGTCAGCGTGACGAGCGTGGTCGAGGATGGCGCGACGCTCGCCGCCACCGACTACGAGATCGACCGCAGCTTCGCGTACCGGCTGTTCGATGATGAACGCGCGCGCTGGCCGGCGGTCAAGGTCGTGCTGACCTACGTCGCGGGCTACGATCTGCCGGACGGCGTCGCTCCGGCCATCGAGCGCGCGGCGACGCAGCTGGTGGTCGCGATGAACGCATCTCGCGGTCGCGATCCTTCGCTGCGCTCCGAGAGCGTCGAGGGCATCGGCGCGCAATCTTGGCTCGACCCGCGCAACGGTGGCGGGCCGCTTCCTGACGGCGTCGTGGCGCTGCTCAATCCATATCGCGAGGTCATCGTATGAGCGGCACGTTCAGCCTGGGCGATTTCTCCATCGGCGCAGCCGCGACGCAAGTCGGGGATGTTGTCGATGATCTCAGCGGCGCTCTCGCCGTCACGCTCTCTGCGCGCCTGGCCTATGGCTCGGGCGGCACATCCTGCTATGCGGTGGTTGAGACCTCGCTCGATCAGGGCGTGACCTGGGTCCAGATCGCGCGTTTCGATTTCACGACGTCCGGCTTGCAGAAGGTGCTGACGGTGAGCGGCCTCACGCCGCGCATCGCCGCAGCGTCCGCTGGGAGCCTCGCTGCCGATACCGCGCTCGATGGCACGCTGGGCGACCGGCTGCGCGCGACGGTGGTCTCGACTGGCACCTACGCCGGATCGACGGTGGTCTCGGTCCGCGCCAACGTGCGATGAACACGCGCGGCGCGCTTGATCGGCTCGGCCAGGTCGCGCAGCTGCGTCGGCTGACCGGCGTCGGCGCGAACCAGGTCTGGCACGAAGTGACGTTGCGCGTCTTCGCGCGCCAGTTTCGCGCGCAAGAGATCGTGCCGGGATCAGGGCTACAGCAAGGCGACCGCCAGGTCATCGCGCACCATGCCGAGATCGATGCCGCACAATGGCCGGCTCCTCCGCGTCGCGATGACAAGCTGCTCCTCGAAGGGCGGCTGCTCAACGTGCAGTCGGTCGAGACCGTGCGTGTGGGCGAGATGGTGGAGCGTTACAACATGGTTTGCCGGGGATGAGGGCCTACCGCTCGCCGCGCGTCTTCGCGCGCGAGATCACGGTGGCGAGCAAGAACCTGTTCCCGGCTCAGGTCGAGGCGCTGCTGGAAGACGCCGCGCGCCGCGAGAAGGCGCGCGTACTGGCCGAGCAGACGCAACGCGCGGGCATCGCGCCGACCACCGAGACCATCGTGGACGGACGGCGCGGTGCGCCGATCGATGCCGCGACTGACAAGTCCACCATCATCATCGAGTACGAATACCTTCGCGAGATCGCGGCATGGCTCCTCGACACGCTGGAGCGCGGCGCGGTGCGCGGGCCGACAGGCGACTATTCGCGCTCGTTCATCCTACTGGTCGATGGCGTCGAGGCGCAGATCTCGGCGATCACGCACGACACGCAGTCCTTCGTCGTCGCGAACACGAAGCCCTACGCGCGGCGGCTTGAGGTCGGCAAGACCAAGTCCGGCTCGCCGTTCATCGTGGACGACAGCCGCTATCGCTATGTGGACAGCGTCGCCAAGGCGGCCAAAGCGCGCTTCGGCAACGTCGCGCTGGTCCGACATACCTTCGTCACCCTCTCGGGTGCCTATCGTCTACGACGCGCGCAGGGCAAGCGCCGCGACCGTCAGGCCGGATCGGAGATTTCCTATCCCGGCGTCCGTGTTTCCAAGCTCTAGGAGCCTTCCAAATGGCAGTGACCATCTCCCTCTACAACCACACGGCCAAGCTCTTCGCAGAGGGCTCCAATGTCCCCGGCGACACCTACAAGGTGAAGCTGTTCACCGCTGCGACGTTCAACGCGACGCATACGACGCTCGCGGGTGTCGGTGGCACCGAGGCCACGACTGGCACCGGCTACGTGGCTGGCGGTCCCTCGCTGGCGAACGTCGCAGTCACGACCGTGACGACGAACGACGCGCGCTTCGACGCCGACGATGTGACGCTGACGGCGAGCGGCGGCTCGATCACGGCGAGCTACGGCGTGCTCTACAACGATACCGACGCGAACGATCCGCCGCTGGCGTTCATCGACTTCGACGGGTCACAGAGCGCCGGTGCTGGGACCGACTTCAAGATCATCTGGGACGCGAACGGCATCTTCAGCTTCACGGTGGCCTGATAATGGCCGATAACGTCGCAATCACCCCAGGCTCAGGCGCGATAGCCGCCGCCGACGACATCGGCGGCGTGCTCTATCAGCGCGTGAAAGTCGCGCACGGCGCGGACGGCAGCGCGACGGATACGAGCGAGGCCGCGCCGCTGCCGACGCAGGATACGGGCGTCTGGTGGATGCTGCAACGCATCTATCAGATGCTGGCCTCTCCGCGCGGCTACGACAAGTCGCTCCAGCGTCAACGCGGGACGGTGGTGCTGGAAAGCGGCACGGTCACGACTGTCACAACGGTTACGACCTGTTCGACGGTGACGTCTGTCAGCAACCTCGCCGGTTTCGGCAACGAGCAGCCGCAGATCATGGCCCGCGCGATGGCTCGCGCTTCCTGGCGCGCGAACGTTCGCGCTTGCATTTCTTGAGGTTTCCAGATGGCAAACACCTTTAAGAAGGTCATCGACCGGATGGAGTGGGTGCAGACCGCGCCCTCGCCAAACGCGCACGCAGCCGGGACGCTCATGTGCTGCGACATGCGCTCGGACGTCTCTCGACACCCGTTTGTCCAGAACCTCATCAGCACGACCGTGCTGAACCGCTACAACATCGTCACGAAGTCGTGGCAGCTATCGACCAATCCAGGCGCAGCGGCTGTCGCAGCGGGCGCGGCGATGTGCTTCGTCCCGTCTTTCGCGGCTGTCGGAACCATCGCTGCGGGCGCGACCACGACATCGTTCACACTCTCGACGGCTTTGGGCACCGCTGTCGGCGTGAACATGCTGGCGAACCGTGGCGGCTCGGGTGACTACGGCTTCAAGGTCCGCATCACCGACACCACGGCGGGCAAAGTCGAGGAACGCTTCATCGTCGGGAATACGTCCGGCACGACGCCGACGATCACCGTCGATAACGCCTTCACGTTCACGCCCGCGACCGGCGCGCGATACGAACTGCTTTCGGGCCGCGTCATCATGCTTTCGAGCGGCGCTCTCGCAGCGGCATCCTGGCGCAGCTACGAGGTCGCGACCAACACACTGGCGAACCTCTCGACCACCAACCTCGTCGCCACCGTCGCGACGGATAGCGCGATCCTCGTCCTTGATGAGCAGTATACGCCCTACAACTGCGAGCCGGGCGAGGGCATGATCAAGGGCGCGACCGAATACGACAACAACGTGGTCTCGCGAAAGGCGCTCGTCGCGACTGCAACAGCGGCGGGAACGCTCACAGGTCAGGCGACAGGCGGCGATGCGGTCGTCGTGGCGAACGAATACCGCAATTTTCAAATCCGCATCGTGCAGGATACCGGCACGCCCGCTGCCGTCGGCCAGCGTCGCATCATCGCCTCGCACACGGCTGGCGCATCGCCGGTCTACACGCTGGGCACCAACTGGTCCACGACGCCCTCCAGCACGGCGAAATATGTCATTGAGCTTCCGAACATCATCGTCCTGCGGACCAGCGCAAACACGACGACCTACACCTACAATTACAGCGACGCCACCATCAACAATGGCACCAACAGCATCGCGGCGAATGCGTGGTCTACGACGTATTTCGCCGCCGGTCCTGCTGCGAATGCGGCGGGATGCTTATGGATGCCTTCGTTTGGCATTCAGCCCGATCCCGCACGCAATGCTCGCCACAGCTTCAACTACTTCTTCCGTGGCGGCGCGACGACGCTTGACCTCTTCGACATCGCAAACACCATCACCGGCACATGGACTGGCGCTATCACCTATGACGGCGCGCAGAACGCAACGGGCGCTGGAACGACCGGGGCTTATTCGCCATACGGCGGCGAAGGGCGCTTTACCTATTTGAATATCTACGTCGCCTCGCAGGTCAACCAAATCTACCGCTTCGACTCGAAGAACCGCGTGTTGTCGCCGCACACGCCGACCGATTTCTTGCAATCGGGAACTGCCGCGATCGGTCAACGCATGGCTGCGTTCGCCGCAATTGACGGCACCGACAAATACGACGTGGTCCTGCTACAATCCCACCTATCGACGGTCACTCAAGAGCTGGTGGTGCTGGTCTGATGTCCATCTCCGATCTGATCCGCCTCGCGCAGAACCGCCTCGCCACGCTCAACAGCGCGTGGGCAACTGCTGATCGGGACGGCGACGATGCCCGCATCGCCCAACTCGAAACCGAGATCGCAGAGACCGAAGCCACGCTGGCGGCGCTGCGGGGGATCTGAGATGGAAACGCTCGCGGAACGCCTCGCTCATCCAGACGTCGCGTCGTTGCCCGACTGGGCGGCGGCATCGGCGCTGAACCAGCCCGACGCGACGCTCCCGGCCGTTGTCGAGTGGCGTCAGACGCAGATCGGCATCGGCGCGGTCCTCGACGCGCTTGGCCCCGAGGCTGGGGCCGCGCTGCTGGACGCTCTGACGACGCTGGCGATCGCTCAGCCCGTCATCCGGTGGGGTCTGCGGCTGATAGAGGACGGGCGCTTTGACCTGTCCCGCCCCTCTGCGCGCGACCAGCTCGCGCGGCTCGTCGTGGCGGGCGTGGTGCAACAGGTTGAGGCGGACGCTCTGCTGGCGCTGTCTCGCGTCGAGCGGCATCCGTCATGGGCCGAGGCGCACGGCGTCGTTGTTGATGCGCGGGCGGTCGGCCTGGCGCGTGGAGGTCGGTGATGGCAGTCGCGAAATGGGCCACGCCCTCGACGCGGTCGAGCAACATCCTCTCGACGGTCGCGAACTCGTTGGCGAACGGATCGGAGAGCAGCGTTGTCACCTACGACAACAGCAGCAACAAAGACCTGTACGCGCTGCTGACGCTCAAGCTCGGCAGCGTCACGCCATCGACTGGCGGGTCTGTCAGCATCCGCGTCACGATCAACGACGGCACCGACACCTCCGACAAGGTCGGCGGCGATGTCTACGTCCTGCCGTTGACGAGCGGCGCGTCTGCCAAGGTCAACATCGTGCAGGTCAGGCTCCCGCCGTTCTCGCTGCGCTTGTCGGTGGTCAACAACGCGGGCGTGACGCTGGCGGCGTCTGGAAACGAACTCTACGTCCGCCCCTGGAACGAAGAAGCGGTCTGATGCCGCGCGGGCTGTCCGACTACGATAGCGCGCGGGTGCAGGGGCGGCTGTGGACGCCGCGCACTAGCCTATTGTCAGTCAAATCGTGGCATGATTGCTCCGACATCTCGACTTTGACTGTATCCACACGGGTCACGGAGTGGAGAGACAAAAGCGGAAATGGCTGGCATTTGTCCAACGCGACGAATGGTCCATCGCTTACAGAGAATGGCAAGAATGGATTGGCTGTAGCATATTTCGACAATAAAACGCTGTCCACTGCGTCGGCGTTTACGCTGACTGGAAACCCAAGCTTTTCATTCTTTATTGTTTATCAGAAAACAGATTCAATCCAAGGATGCGCTTTTGGGTGGGGCGACTACAACCTAACGGGAACATCTTGCGGAATTGACGACACAAGCAGCGCGCAAAACATCAGCATTGCATATGCAAACAGCCGTGATTTCAAGGTTACGCCGCTTGCCGTCAATAGCTGGAACATCCTGTCTTATACAAAGTCACCTGGAGCAATAAACACAACCTCGACAGCGTTTAGGAACGGCGCAGATGCAGCGGCTACTGGGCATAGCTCAGACACGCCAGCCATTGCCTCTAATCCCTTAGTGGTCGGCCAGATTGCAAATTACACTGGCAATAGGCTTTTTGGCTACATTGGCGAGCTTTTGATCCTGTCCGAGACCGCCTCGCCTGGAGACAGGCAGCGCCTAGAGGGCTACCTCTCTTATAAATGGGCTATCCCTCTCGCCGCTGCCCATCCGTTCGCCAACCGCCCCCCGTTGATCGGGGACTGAGAAGATGTTGCGCGCTCGGTTCCCAGGTCTGTGGGCGCTACTTCAGCCGCCGACGCAAGTATCTGTTCCAGCCGCCACAATCAGCCTTGCGGCTAGCTCACCCACAATTGTGGCGGGCAAGAGCGCCATCGCTCCCGCTGGCGCCATCACGCTTTCAACGAACGCCCCGAGCATTTCAGCGGGAAAGAGCGTCATCATCCCCGCTGCGGCGATTACAATTTCAGGCAACGCCCCGAGCATCTCGGCGGGTAAGAGCATCGCCGTCCCCGCCGCTACGATCTCCATCGCCGCCACCGCTCCAGCAATAGGCGCGGGGAAATCGGTATCTGTCCCATCGGCATCAATCCAGATCGCAGCATCTGCGCCAGAAGTCCAAACTGGCACCGGCATTCAGGGGCTGCTGTTCCTCTTCGCCAATCTGTATGGCGCGGCGGCGGTCAACATCCTCGCGCCCGCTGCCACCATCACCATCGCCGCCAATGCGCCGACGATCCAAGCATCGACCGGCGCGACGATCACCGTTCCCGTTGCGACGATCAATCTCGCGAGCAATCCTCCGTCGATCAGCGCGGGCAAGGTCGTCACCGTTCCCACCGCCGCCCTGCTCATGGGCGGCGAGGTTCCGGCGATCAGGACGGGCGATAGCGTCACCGTCCCTGCCGCGACGATCAGCCTCGCGGCGAACGCCCCGTCGATCAGCGCGGGCAAGCGCGTCGCGGTCCCGGCGGCGACCATCGCGCTGTCGGCATCGGCTCCGACTGCCTCGGCGGGCAAGGTCGTTACCATCCCCGCCGCCACGATCACGCTGGCCGCGATTTCGCCGTCCGTGGCGAGCGGAAAGAGCGTCGCCGCCCCCTCAGCCACCATCACGCTCTCTGCCGCGCCACCGACCATTCAGGCGGCTTCTGGCATCAGCGTGGATGTGCCCACCGCCACCATCCTCCTCGGCGGCGAAGCGCCGTCGATCTCGGCGGGCAAGAGCATCGTCGTCCCGCTCGCCTCGGCTCAGGTTCTCGCGGCGCTCGCGCCGCAGCTGGCGGCGGGCAAGTCCATCACGGTCCCTGCCGCCACCGTCACGCTCACCGCCGCGTCTCCGACGCTCGCAGCGGGCAAGGCGATCGAAGTCGCCGCAGCGGCCATCGCCATCGGCGGCATTCCGCCGCGCATCCAGCTTATCGCGCCTCCTGGCACGCTGCGGACGATCAGGGATGCCATCAGGACCGCCTGGGATGCCCGCTGGCCGCACGGAACGACCTACCGGGTGCTCTGGCAGGTCAACGACAACGAGAGCGTCCCAGAGCCCGGCGAGGCGCGCGCGTGGGTGCATGTGATGATCGACTTCGACGGCGAGGATGTCCGCGCGTATGCCGGCGGTCGCGAGGCATCCGACCGCGAGTGGCGCGGAACGGTCGAGATTCGCGTCGTGGCCGAGACCGGCTACGGTGACGACGCCGCGCTCGACCTGCTCGATGACGCGGTCGGCGTCTACCGCTCGCACCGCGAGGCGAGGCTGTCATTCATCGAGGGCTCGACCGAGATCTTTGATAGCGCGACCGAGGACGGCGCGTGGTTCATCCGTGGCACGATGATGCCCTGGACGTATGAGTATCGGGCATGAGCCTCAGGACCACCATTCGCACCGAGATCAAGGCCGTCTGGGATGCGCGCTGGCCGCACGGCGAGACCTATCGCGTGATCTGGCACGAAAACGCACACCCCGACACGCCGACCCCGGGCGAGGTGCAGCACTGGCTGCATCTGCATACCGAGTTCAGCCGCGAGGAGATGCGCGCATTCGGCGGCGGATCGCTCGCCAATGAGCGGCTCTGGTTCGGCGCGGTCGCGGTCCGCGTGTTCTCTGAGGTCGGCATCGGTGAGGACGTCACCCTCGATCTCCTCGACGCCGCCGTCGTGGCGCTTCGCGCGCGGCGCGCGGGCAATCTCAGCTTCACAGGTCCGATTGTCGGCATTGCCGACACAACACGCTCAAACGGCGCGTGGTATAGTCGCGGCGCGTCGATCCCGTTTCAATATCGCTTCCAGGGCTAAGGAGACCCGATCATGCCGATCAGTGAAGGCGTGCAGTCACGCATCGTCTACAAGGCCTACAGCAGCGGGTCGATCACGGCCAACAGCGAGCCGAACACCGCGACCGATCCCGGCTCGTCCGGCGGTCAGGTTCTGCGGCGCGTCTCGTCGTCGCTGAACCTGGTGAAGGATAGCTATCAGTCCGAAGAGATCAGGACCGATCGGCAGATCGCGGACTTCCGCCACGGGCTGAGGCGCGTCGAAGGCGCGATCTCGGGCGAGCTTTCGCCCAGCACCTATTTCGAGTTGCTCGTCGCCGCGCACCGCGACACGGCGGTGTCGGCGCTGTCGCTGAGCAACACGCAGTTCACCAGCGTCACCAGCGACAGCTCGACCTCGACGTTCGTCTTCACTGCGGGCGACCCGGTGACGAGCGGTCTGCGCGTTGGCGACATCATTCGCTTTGGCACGCTCGCCACGGCGGCGAACAACGACAAGAACTTCGTGATCCGGGCCTTCGGCGGTACGAGCAATCGCACCGTCACCGTCAGCCCTGCGCCGACCACCGACGCGGTGGCCGATACGAGCTTCACCGTGACTCGCCCCGGCAAGACCACTATCGTCCCGGCCTCGGGCTTCACCGCGCGCAAGTTCGGCGTCGAGGAGTACCGCGAGGATCTCGACCTCTCGCGTCTGTTCACCGAATGCCGCGTGTCCGGCTACTCGCTGTCGCTCCCGGCCACCGGCCTCTCGACTGTCGAGATCCCAGTCATGGGCCGCAACGCGGTGTCGCTCTCGGCGGGCAGCGCGCCCTACTTCACCGCGCCGACCGCTGCGACGACGACCTCGGCGTGCGCTTCGGCCAACGGCCTGATCCTGTCGCCGGATGCTGGCTCGTCGCCGCTCGGCATCGTGACCGGCATCGACATTGCGCTCGATCTGGAAGCCGAGATGCAGGCGGTCATCAACCAGAACATCGCGCCCGAGATCTTCCTGGGTCGCGCGAATGTGACGGGCACGGTGTCGGCGTTCGTGGAAGATTTCGCGCTGTTCAATGCATTTTTGAACGAGAGCGAGCTACAGCTGATCGTGCGCGTCGATAGCAGTTCGGCGTCGAATGCCGATGCCATCTGCATCTATCTGCCGCGCGTGAAGCTCGGCGGCGCGGACATGCCGCTGTCCGGCGCGAATGGTCAGACGATCTCGCTGCCGTTCCAGGCGCTCCGCTACACCGGCAGCGCGGCGGGCCGCGACACGACCACCATCCGCATCCACGACACGGCGGCCTGAGCATGTCGCGTTTTGCCGGTCTCGGCGCGTCGGTGGACAAGCCGACGCGCTGCTATCTCTCGATCCCCGTCGCCGGTCGTCCGCCGCTTCTGTCGCGCGATGGCGATCAGGCATACATCGACTGCCTGTCGCTCGACAGCCGCGAGGCTGGCGCGCAGCGTCGCGCATCCGCTATCGCGCGCCTCGACCGCCGCGCGGCGAAACTCACCGCTGACGACATCGAGGCCGAGCAGGTCGGAATGCTGGTGGCGCTCATCACCGGCTGGCGACTGTACTCGCTGGCCGGCGACCCGCTCGACGTCGAGTGCGACGAAGCCGCGAAGCAGGAATTGATGAGCGATCCGACCTTCGCGTGGGTCCGCCGCCAGGTCGAGGAGCATATCGGCGATCTGGGAAACTGGCTGAGCGCGACGGCGAACTGATCGCCTTCGCGCATCATCGTTTCGACCTGGATCTGCCGCGCAAGGGTGGCCGAAAGCGCGACCACCTGGAGAGTGTCGCGCGGCAGCTAGGACGCCGCCCTGCGGGCCTCGACGGGCCACCGCTGCCCGCGTGGGGCGAGCACATCTGGTCGGCGTGGCTCGATCTCCATCAGGGCCGTCGCGTCGGCTTCAACGGTGCCGAGCCGCTGTCCTGGGCCGATCTCGATGCATGGTCTAGACTGACCGGCGCGGACATGCGGCCTGATGAAGTGGCGCTTCTGATGCGGATAGATCGCGAGTTCTTCGCCGTGCGCGGCGAGATTGAGGGACGGAAATGATCAACGCGCCGAAAGAATCGGTCCTCCGCGCTGGCCTCGACGCGAGCGAATACACGCGCGGCGCGCAGGAGATCGATCGGGCAAACACCGAGATCTCCGCGAGCAGCGGCCTGGTCGAGCAGTCGCAGGAGAAGATGACCCGCTCGCTGGTGTCGTCGTCGTCCAGCATGGATCGCCTCCAGGCTTCGCTCGATAAGGGCTTCGCGTCTCAACTGCGCTACGAGCAGATCGTGGACCGGGTCAATTCCGCGATGGAGCGCGGTCGCATCTCGCAGGAGCGCGGCGCGCAGATCATCAGTCTCGCGCAGCAGCGGTATATGTCCGCCGCGACTGCGACGGCGGCGATGGGCGCGGCGACTGCGGCGGCTGCGACATCGAGCAGACAGTTCGGCTTCGTCGCGCAGCAGTCCGGCTATCAGCTGGGCGACTTCGCCGTCCAAGTCGCGAGCGGTCAATCTGCGATGGTCGCGTTCATCCAGCAGGGCTCACAGTTCCTCGGCATCTTCGGGGCGTTCGGCGCAATCGCTGGTGCGGCACTCGCCATCGGTGGCGGCATCTACATGATGTTCGACAAGATGGCCGAGAACGCGAAAGCGGCGACAGACGAGATCTCTTCCTTGACGGAAGAGATCAAGCGCATGAACGAGGAGAGCGCGAAACGCGGCGCGGGGCAGACGGGCATTCGCGCGAATGTGCGACTTGAAAGCCTGATGGCCGAGCGCAATCGCCTGACCGGCATGATGCCGACAGGCGGCGGCGCCAGGGCATCGGGCGAGTTTCAAGGCGTTGTCGAGGCCCAGGCGGCGGCGAACGTCGCGGGCATTCAGTCGCAGATCGACGCGATCGACAAGCTCATCCGCGAATATGACCGGCTCGTCATCGAGCAAGAACAAGCAGACATGACCGCCGCGAACCTGAAGCGGCGCGGCGAGGAGTTCGAAGAGCAGAAGAAGCGCGAGGCCGAGGCTATTCGCGACGCCGCTCGCGCGCAGGAAGAGGCCGAGCGCGCGCGCCAGCGCTTCCTCTCCGATGTCATGTCCCTCGAAAACACCCTCGACCCGCTGACCGCCGCGACGCGGCGCTGGGCCGATCAACAGGCGCTGCTGGCCCAGGCGCTCGACGCGGCGATCATCAGCCAGGAGCGGTACAACGAACTGGTCGCGATGTCGGACGAGGCGTTCCGCAAGGCCACCGAGAAGCAGACCGAGTACCTGACCGGCATCGAGAAGCAGTCGCGCGAGAACGAGAACCTCGCGCGCGATCTCGGCCTGTCGTTCCAGTCCGCTTTCGAGGACGCGATCTTGCGCGGCGAGAAGCTGCGCGGCGTGCTGGCCGGGATCGCGCAGGACATCGCGCGCATCATCCTGCGCCAGACGGTGACGACGCCGCTCGCGAACCTCGTCATGGGCGGGCTGTCGAGCGCCTTCGGCGGTCTGATCGGTGGCGGACCAGGTGACATCAGAGGACCGGGCGGCTCGACCAGCATCCCGTTCGGCGGGCCTCGCGCTCTCGGCGGGCCGGTCGAGGCGGGCAGCGCCTATCTGGTCGGTGAGCAGGGGCCAGAGCTATTCATGCCCGGTCAGTCGGGCCGCATCATTCCGAACGGGCAGACCGGCTCAACCGTCGTGAACCAGACGATCCAGATCAGCGTCGGCGTCGCTCAGACCGTCCGCGCCGAGATCGCCGCGCTTATGCCGGCGATCAAGCGCCAGACCGTCGATGCGGTGGCGGACGCCAGGATGCGCGGCGGATCGTTCGCCGCCGCGATGGGAACCTGACCATGACGATCTCCTACCCCATCACCCTCCCGACATCCGGCGGCTACGCGCGCGTCGAGTTTCGCATGGGCAACGTGGTCGGTATCTCGACCTCGCCGTTCACCCTCCAGCAGCAGCTGGTCCGTCACCAGGGCGCGCGGTGGGAAGCGGACGTCACTGTCGCGGAGATGGAGCGTCCCGCTGCCGAGGAATGGATCGCCGCGCTGGCCTCGCTGCGCGGGGCCTGGGGCACGTTCCGCCTGGCCGATCCCGGTGGCGCAACGCCGCGTGGAACATGGGCGGGCACGCCGTTGGTCAAGGGCGCGTCGCAGACCGGCGAGACGCTGCTGGTCGATGGCTTCTCGGCGGGCGCGACAGTCAAGGCGGGCGACTATTTCCAGATCGGTGATCGGCTCTACAAGGTGCTTGTGGACGCCACCGAAAGCAGCGGCGAGATCACGCTCGACATCTGGCCGCGCTTGCGTGAGAGCCCCGCCGACAACGCCGTCGTGACGACGAGCGCCGCCAAGGGCTTGTTCCGCCTCGCGTCGAATACGCAGGGCTGGGCGCTCCAGGGCTCGGGCTTGCGCTATACGCTCGCCTTCGGCGCGGTCGAGGCGATCTGATGGCGCGCGACCTCACCGCATCCGTCATCACGCAGCTACAGGCCGCGTCCGTCGAGGTCGGCATCCTGTTCGAGGGCGAGTTCGCGAGCGGCTGGGTGCGGCTGTGGTCCGGCATCGGCAACCTGTCCTGGGACAGCAAGACCTGGAGCGGCGTCGGCACACTCCTCGGCATCTCGGCCATCGATGAGACGAACGAGATCCGCGCCTCGGGCCTCACGGTGTCGCTGTCCGGCGTGCCATCCGATCTGCTCGCCGCTGCGCTCGGTGACGCGCGATCGGGCAAGACGGGCCGCGTCTATCTCGCGTTCTTCAGCGGCGGCTCGGTCGTGGCCGATCCGGTGTTGCAGTTCGAGGGCCGCCTCGACGTTCCGGCGATCGAGGACGGCGAGGACACCGCCACCATCGCGATCTCCTACGAGAGCGAACTGATCGACCTGGAGCGCGCCCGCGAGCGCCGCTACACGCCCGAGGATCAGGCGATAGATTATCCCGGCGATCTCGGTTTCGCGTATGTTGCATCGCTGCAAGACGCGCAGATCACATGGGGCCGCTGATGATAGTTCGTCGTGAGGACTGGGCATCGAGGCTCGCTGCTGCGTTTGAAGACGCGCGCGACAAGCCGTTCCAGTGGGGCATTCACGACTGCGGCCTGTTCGCGGGCGATTGCGTCCTGGCGATGACCGACGTCGATCCTGTCGCGCTCTATCGCGGCCAATACACCGACGAGGAAGGCGCGCGCGCCACGATGCTCGCGCTGTCCGGCGGCGGACTTCGCGCGGTGTGGAGCAGGGCTCTCGGGCCAGCGATGAACAATGTCCTCATGGCGAAGCGCGGCGACGTCGTGCTGGTCACGACTGACTACGGCGAGACAGAGGCCACCGGGATCGTCGCGGGAGCGCGCGTGGCGTGCCTTTCGCAGTCGGGGCTACTGATGATGCCTTCGCGCTGTATCGTCGCTGCCTGGGGCGTCTGATGGGCTTTATCGTCGCCCCTATCGTCGCGCTGGTCGGCGGCGCTTCTGTCGGCGCGGCGCTCGTTACCGCAGCGGTCGGCCTCGTGGCCTCGATCACGCTGTCGGCCATTGCCGGATCGATCTTCCGTCCGAAGCTACCGAAGCTTTCCGACCCGTTCGCGGGCGCTCAACGCACGCAGACCGTGCGCGAGCCGATCACGCCGTGGCGCGTGATCTACGGCCAGGTGCGGACCGGCGGCGCGATCACCTTCCTGCACACCACCGACAGCAATTCCAAGCTGCACCTGATCATCACGCTCGCCGGTCATGAGGTCGAAGAGATCGGGGACATTTATTTTGACGATGAGATCGTCCCGCTCGACGGAAGTGGCAACGCGACGGGGAAATACGCGGGCTTCGTGCGCGTCCAAAAAAAGCTCGGCACCGATGGGCAAACGGCCTTCGCCGACCTCATCACCGAAGCGTCCGACAAATGGACCGCCGACCACCGCCAGCGTGGCCGCGCGTGCATCTATGTTCGCTTGACGCACAATTCCGACCTGTTCGCGTCCGGCATCCCGAACATCACGGCGGTGGTCAAGGGCAAGAAGGTCTACGACCCTCGGACCAGCACGACCGCGTGGAGCGCGAATGCGGCGCTCTGCCTGGCCGACTACCTCACCGACCCGATACGCGGCCTGGGCGTCGATTACGCCACGCGCATCGATGAGGCCGATTTGATCGCCGCCGCGAACATCTGCGACGAGAACGTCACGCTGGCGGCGGGCGGCACTGAAGACCGCTACACCATGAACGGTACGTTCGACACCTCGCAGCGCCCGCGCGACATCATCGCCTCAATGACCGGCGCTATGGCGGGCCGCGCGTCGCTGGTCGGTGGGACATGGTCGATCTTCGCTGGCGCATACACCGCGCCGACCATCACGCTGACCGAGGCCGATCTACGCGGGCCGATCCGCGTTTCGTCGCGGCTGAGCCGCCGGGATCTTGCCAACGGCGTGAAGGGCACATTCGTGTCGCCGGATAACAAGTGGCAAGCCTCGGACTTCCCACCGGTCACGAATGCCACCTACGTCTCGGACGACGGCGGCGAGAAGCTCTGGCGCGATATCGATCTCCCGTTCACTACCTCTGCGGCGACCGCACAGCGTATCGCGCGCATCGAACTGCGAAAGGCGCGGCAGCAGATCAGCGTGCAGCTGGCGGCGAAGCTCACGGCGTATCGGCTGGTGCCTGGCGATGTCGTCGGCCTGACGAACACGCGCATGGGCTGGACGGCGAAGCCATTTGAGGTCACCGGCTTGCGCTTCGTGATCGACGGCGACGGCAGCCTCGGCGTCGATCTCGATCTGCGCGAGACCGCCTCGACCGTCTACGACTGGACGGCGGGCACCGACGAGGAAGAGGTCGATCCCGCGCCCGACACCGATTTGCCGAACCCGTTCAGCGTCAGCGCGCCGACGTCGCTGGTCCTGGCGAGCGGCGACGCCGAGATCCTTCAGCTGGCCGAGGGCTCGGTGATCTCGCGGATCAAAGCGACATGGACCGCGCCGAGCGACGCCAGGGTCGCGAACTACGAGCTAGCTTGGAAGAAGTCCGCCGAGACCGACTGGGATAGCGTGCTGTCATCCGCCTCGGTCTCTGTCGGCTACGTCGCGCCAGTCGAGGACGGCACGGCCTACGATGTGCGCGTCCGATCGATCAGTGGCCTCGGCGTGGTCTCAGGCTGGGTCGCCGTCACCGGCCATGTTGTCGAGGGCAAGAGTGCGCCGCCGCCTCGCCCTGATACGTTCCAGGTCGCCAGGATTGCGGACGGAACGCGGCGCTTCACCTGGAGCCTCGCGAGCCTTCCGGCGGATGTGCGATCCGGCGGCGGCTACCGCATCCGCTACAAGACCAGCAGCACGACCGACTGGTCCTCGATGACGGCGCTCCATGAAGGGCTGCTCATCTCCTCGCCCTACGAGACGGCGGATCTCGCGAGCGGGACATACTGGTTCGCGATCAAGACCGTTGACTCGTCGGGCAACGAAAGCACCGACGCACGCTTCATCTCGTCTGCCGTGCTCGGTGATCCGCCGCTGCGCGATGTGCTGCTCCAGCGCATCGAGCAGTCGCTGGCGTGGCCTGGAACAAAGACGTCGTGCTTCTTGGATACCGACAATGCGCTGCACGCGACGTCCTCGCAGAACTGGTCGAACCTCCCGAGCGCCTGGTCGTCGCTGCCCGCGACCTGGGACAACATCCTGACGAACAACAGCCCGCTTCGCTACGAGACGCCGGTGCTCGATCTCGGGGCCGATGTGACGTTCACGCCGCTGGTAACGGCGGTGGCGAATGGCACGGTGACCCTAGAGATGAAAACGGGCACCCAAGCCGATGGCACCGTCACCGGCTCCTGGGTCGCGCTCGCGCTGTCCGAGGGCAAGCGCTACGTCCAGATCCGCGCCTCGGTGGCCGATACCACGCCGGTCCTGTCTGGCCTGACGACCATCATATCGTCCAGCAGCTACACCGATACCTATGAAGATGTGAACACGGCGACCGAGACGGCGTCGTGGTTCTCCTCGGTGGCGGCGGGGCATTTCAAGATCGGTGCGAGGGGCCAGCTGGCGGCGATCTCGACCGCGCGTATCCTCGCGCTCCAGAACGTCGGTGCGGGCTGGTCGTGGGAACTGATCAGCAAGACGCAGACCGTCAATTCTGAGCCAGCAGCAGAGTTCAAAGTGTACAATTCTTCTGGTACACTTGCCAATGCAACGATCGATGTAGAGCTGCGAGGGCCACAGGCATGACGCTCCCCACGAACGCCAGCAAGGCCAACCTTGATAGCGCGACGGACGACCCGAAGCTCGCGCGTCCTGACCTCGCGGACCTGGTGGACAAGTTCAACGACCTGTTGACCCATCTCAACCTCTCCACGATCACCAGCGGACCCGCCGCGATCCCGCTCTCGGTGGCGAACGGTGGCACCGGAGCGGCGACCGCCGCAGCAGCGAGGACGAACCTCGGCGTCGAGGACGCTACCGAAAGCGCCGCAGGGCGCATCGAGATCGCGACGCAAACCGAAAGCAACAATGGCACCGATGACACGCGCGCGCTGACGCCGCTGAAGCTGGCGAATATCGCGCCAGCGTCGGTGACCTATTCCACCAGCGACCAGATCCTTATTCTCGACGCGAGCGACAGCAACAAGCTCAAGCGCGCGACGGTGACGACGGGCAAGGTTCTCCAGGTCGTCAACACGACGTCATCGGCAGTCGCCACGAATACCACGGCGATGCCCTACGATGACACGATCCCCCAAAATACCGAAGGCGCGGAACTGATGACGGCGACGATCACGCCGTCGAACTCAAGCAACAAGCTCCGCATCGACGTCACCGTGTTCTGCGCCTCATCTTTCGGGGACATGGTAGTCGCGCTGTTCCAAGACTCGACGGCGAACGCGCTTGCGGCGGGTGGTCACGACATCATCAACCGTGCCAACGCGATGATCGAGATCTCGTTCTCGCACTACATGACCGCCGGCACGACGAGCGCCACGACGTTCAAGGTACGCGGCGGGCAGAGCAACGCTGGCAGCACCTTCACGTTCAACGGCGACAACGGTGCGAGATTGTTCGGCGGCGTCATGTCGTCCTCGATCACCGTCACCGAGATCGCAGCATGAGCGATCACATTGACCCGCGCGATTTCGGACGCCTGGAGGCCGAGGTCGCCACATTGACCAAGACGGTCGAGGCGATGGCCGCAGACCTCAAGGCCGTACGTTCGGCGCTCGACGCAGCGGGCGGCGGCTGGCGGGTGCTGGTGGCGGTCGGCGCGGCATCCGGCGCGGTGACGGCGCTCCTGGTCAAACTCATTCCCTTCCTGCCGCTCCGCTGATGCCGACACCGCCGATCTCGCGGGCCGAAGCTCACCGCCGCATCGACGCCATCGAACAAGCGCTGCGCGAGGGCGGCACCGCGATGGGGGTGATGTCGAGGCGCGGCGAGCGATCGGCAGTTCGCATGGCATTCGACAGGCTCGGTCTGCGGCAGAGCGTGGATCGGCTGTCGGTCCAGAAGATCGAGCAAGCCGCCGGACGCTTGATCGACTGGTCGCTCTCGCCGGATGCCAGGATCTCGCCAGACGCAGCACCGAGGCCGCGCTTTGATCCTCCGCAAATACCGGCAGACGATGTGCCGGTCGAGCAGCTGATCGAGCAGCTATCCGATAGGTTCGCGCGCCGCGCCGAGAACGCGGCGGCGAAACGGTGGATGCGTTATGCCCTTCATGACGCGGGTCCGTATCTGCTGGCCTTCGTCGGTGATCCTCATCTGGACGATAACGGATGCAACTGGCCGCTGCTGCGGCGCGATGTAGACCTGATGCGGACGCCGCATTGCCACGGCATCATGCTAGGCGACGTCACGAACAACTGGTCGGGCAAACTTCAGCGGCTCTACGCGCATCAGGACGTGACGCGCGACCGCGCGTGGAAGCTGGCCGAGTGGTATTTCGCCACCGTGCCGTGGCTGCTGCTCCTTAAGGGCAATCACGATATCTGGAGCCAGTCGCACGGCCAGGGCGATCCGCTCGATTGGATGGCGCGCGGCGCTGCCGGTCTAGAAGACTGGTCGGCGCGCTTTGAGGTCGCGGCGGGCGATCATGTCGTGCGGATCTGGGCCAGCCACGACTTCAAGGGCCAGTCGATTTACAATCCCTTGCACGGGCCGATGCGCGCCCACCGCTTCTCGGCGGGCGAGGCTGACATCCTGGCGGCGGGCCACCAGCACCACTGGGAAATCTTCAGCGGCGAGGATGCCGACAAGGGCAGCAAGCCCCACTGGCTCATCCGCGCGCGCGGCTACAAGTATCTCGACCCTCATGCCGATCGGCATCAGTATCCGCAGCAGCAGCACGGCGCGACCATCGCCGTCGTCGTAGACCCGTCGCGCGACGGACCGGCGTCGATCCAGTGCTACGCTGACCTCGCGGAAGCGGTCGAGATCCTCGGATACAAGCGCGCGCGGTGGGAGGCGGCAGCATGCCACGACGACGCAAAGCCGGATACGACGACCCCGAATGGGCCGAAGCCGCGAGCCACACGGGCGAGATGATGCAGGGTAGCATCCATGAGCTACGATCTGCCGATCCCCCAGGACGCCCCTACGAGCCGCAACGCGGGCCGCTCGGCTTCTGCATCGACCCGGCGGCGTATCGCGCCAGCGGTCGCCGTCGTCGCGTGGCTGCGCGTAGGCGAACCGATACCTGATGGATGGCGCGTCGCCGCGCAACGCGCGACGCATCACCATCGACACGCAATCCTCATCGAACAGGTCCAGTCATGATCGCTGCTCTTCTCCCCGCGCTCGTTCCCATTCTGGGCAAGGCGCTCGGCAACCTCATCCCCGACGCATCCGCCCGCGCTCAGGCCGAAGCCGAGATCGCAAAGCAGCTGCTCGCGTCCAGCGCCGAGCTTGAACGCGCGGCGGGCGAGATTGTGCTGGCCGAGGCCAAGAGCGAGCATTTCCTGGCCGCGTGCTGGCGTCCGATCTTGATGCTGACGTTCGGCGGGCTGATCGTGGCGCGGTGGCTCGGATACTCGGCACCGGGCATCAGCGAGGCCGAGGTGCTGAAGCTCTGGGACATCGTCCAGCTTGGCCTCGGCGGCTATGTCATCGGACGCAGCGCCGAGAAGATCGCGCCGCAGATCGTCGCGGCGTTGAAGAAATGAGCCTGACGCCGCGCGATCGAAAGCGTCTGGAGGGTGTTCACCCTGACCTGGTCCGCGTGGTCGAGCGCGCGGCGCTTGGCAGGGTGCGCTTTATCGTGGTCGAGGGCCTCAGAACGATGGAACGCCAGGCGCAGCTAGCGCGCGAGGGCAGATCGCAGACCATGCGCTCGCGGCACCTCACCGGCCACGCAGTCGATCTCGCGGTTCTGGACGACGACGGAAAAGCGCGCTGGGATGCGCCCGCGTATCGCGCGCTCGCCGCCGAAATGAAGGCGGCGGCGGTGGTGGAGGGTGTGCCTGTCGAGTGGGGCGGGGATTGGCGATCGTTCTTTGATGGGCCGCATTTCCAGCTGCCGTGGGATCACTACCCCGCCTAGCTGTATCCCGACTTGTCCCGCGCCTCGATCTCCATCGGATGCCGCCAGTATCCGTAACGCATCAGCCACCAGAGATACCGCGCCGCGAAGCCCAACGCACCGTAACGCTCGATCTGCGCCAGGTGGACCTCCTCATGCGCGACGAGCCCGTGGTCGGGAGGCCACGCGACGTAGTACGCGACGCCCCAGGGCATCGTGATCGCCGCGTAGCCGGTGGCGCGCAGCCACCAGCGGATGACAGGCGGGGCGGGGCGGTGGCTCATGGCTTGAGCTTTCTCAGCGCCGTCAGTGCAGCGCGGGCGCGATTTTGCGCCGACAATCGGGTGGGTGGATAGTCGAGACGTCCAATGAATCTCATTTCGCGCTCCAGGTGTTCAACGCGGGCGCGCAGCCGCTCGATCTCTTCGACGGCGTCGAGCGACGGATCGTCGGGCCAGGAGTCGTGCCTCCAGGATCTCAGGCGCTCCACAATGTCGCTCATGGCTTGGCCTCCCTATCCAGCCGCGCAATGAGAGCATCGGCGTGCTGGACGGCGGCGTCAGCGTAGGCCTCGGATTTTCCCGAATATTCTGGGTTGGCGACAAAGCCAGCCAAACACGCCGTCGCGATGCGCTCGCGGCGGTCGCGATCTGCCAATTTAACGCGAGAGCGCGTCCGATTCGCGTCTAGATTGCGTAGGCGCTCGATCTCGGCGAGGAGCCATCCCCGGTCGTCGTGAGCGTGCGGGCAGATCATCGAGGGGCCGTTGCGCCATCGCTGATCCTGTTCGTGCCTCGCACGGATCTCGGTCAGGATGTTCTTTTGGACCTCGTCGCTCATGGCTTGGCCTCCAGCGCGGCGCGGGCTTTACGCTCTTCGATTTCTTCGATAGCCCTTTCCTCAGCCCGATCCCAACTGACCCCCTGACCCATGTATCTGCGGATCAGCTCCAGTACCTCGACGCGGGCGCGGAGGCGCTCGATCTCGGCGTGCGCCGCCGCTGTCTCGGAGCAATGCTGCGTCAGCCCCTGGTTTCGAACGCAGCCACCGGCGCGCAAACGCTTGATCTCATTCCTGGCGTCGATCAGGAGCGCGAGATCGATGTTCCGCGCGCGCCAGACCAGCGGATGCGAATGGACTTCGTCCGCCGGTATCAGCGCGTCGATGCGCGCGACGACGTCGTCGCTCATCGCCCATCCTCCGCCTCAACGACCGCCAGCCCAGCGCGCCGCACGGTCTCGAGGCTGTCCTTCCATCGCTCGATGGCGTGGCGCCGAAAATGCGGGGTCACCCGCGCCCAGAACTCCTCGCCTACATCCGCCCGCGCGAGGCGGGCGGCGAGGGTGTGTGTGTCGGTGGTGCTCATCGGAACCCTCCCACCAGGACCACGGTCGCCACAACGCCCGCCAGCAGCAGGGCGATAGCAATCCAATACCGCCGCGCCGTCGAGCGCGGCCTGGTCTCCTCGATCCAGCCAAACGCCAGGCCGGAGCGGGCGATGTCGTCGTTGTCCTTCACTTCGCTTCTCCCTTCTGTTGCGCCGCGCGCCGCGCGGCCTGTTGGCTCTCGCTCTGGCACTCCTGCCAGATGAGCCTGATGTGCGCCGGCAGCATCTGCCGGATGGTCGCCGCGTGCTGAAGACACTCGGCTCTCGTCTCCGCCGGGATCTCGACGCCGCCGCAGTGGCGGTCGACGCCGTGCTGGCCGGTGCAGATGACACCGAGCATCAGCCACGGGCTCAACCCAGCAGCCATAGCGCCACCGTGCCGATCGCCGCCCAGATGCCGCAGAACGCGGCAGCGAACTCAACCACGCGAGCCATCGCGGACCTCCTCGATGCGGGCCAGCTGCGCGCCGACCTCTTCGGTGATGATCTCCGAGACGTCCGACATGATGCGCCGCATCAACGCCTCGGCGTCGATGAGCGGCGCGCCAGGCGTCTCGTCTGCCAGCCGCACGATCCGGCGGCAGAGCAGCAGGACCGCCACGCCGCATTCGGTGATCGCCTCGGCCTCGGCCACGCGAATGTCGAACTCATCGCTCGACATTGAGAGCCTCCCGCGCGCGGGCGAGATCGGCGCGGCGCTGCGCCACCTCGGCGGTGATCAGCGCCGCCAGGCGCTCGGCATCTGGGGCGTCGAGATGCAGACTGACCTGCGTCTCGGTGCAGCGGATGATCATGGCTGTCGCGAGGTATTCCCGCGCGCCATCCTCGACCGCCTCCTCGGCGGGCCAGATCCAGCGGACGCTGAGCGTCTCGCCTCGGTTGAGATGTATCCCGGTTCCGGGCATGTGTCGTCCTCCTGTTGATCTCGGCGCGCCACCCTGGCGCTCCCTGCTGCCGCCCGAGATCGAGCGGCAGCCGGGAGGGTCAGGCGTGCATCGAGACATGGCAGCCAAGAGGATTGTGCCAGCCGCGACGTGTGCCGCACGCTCCGCCGCCTCGCGCGCCTCCAGCCACGTTTTCGCAAGCCCGGTCATGCCGACCTCGCAGTCGAGCAGATCGAATTGCCGGTGGTACTCGGCTTCCGCCTGGCGCGGCGTGCAGCCGGCCTTGGCGAACACCGCGAGCGCGGCCTCTTCTGCGCGATAGCGGTCGTCGGTGGTGTCGGCGGCGCTGCCGTGGATCTGGATCGAGATCATTTGCTGGTCCTCCGTTGTGGCCGGGTCGGCCGGTTGTGATGGGGGAAATATAAACCTGCCGTGTAGGTACGCAACACAATCCGCCATGCAATCCCCGCATGGCGCTATGCGTTTCGCGCTTGACGACCTAAACGGCGCGTGTATCCTCGCCCCATGACCATTCGCGATCTGATCTTCGCCCTCGGCGGTACTGCTGCCCTTGCCCGCGCGCTTGATCTGTCGCCACAGGCCATCTCAAACTGGTCTCGTCGTGGCGCGATCCCCGCGCGGCGGCATTACCAGGTCGCGCGCCTCGCAAGGGCGCTTGGCCTCCACATCGATCCCGAGGCGCTACGATGAGCCTGTCGAGAGATATCGCAGACGCCGTCCGCCGCGCCGGTCAGATGACGGTGTCGGAGATCCTCGCGGCGTTCCGGCATGAGGACGAACAGCGCCTAGCCTACGCGGTGTCGAACGCCGCGTATAACGGTTGGATAATCGGCCCGAAATCGCGCGCCCTGATCCCGACCGTCGTCTATCGCGCCTCAACCGAGACCTCGCTTCGCGGTCCGGCTTGTGCCGAAGAGGTGGCGATCAGCTGGGCCACGATGGACGATCGCTGGCGCTCTCAAGCGGGCGAGATCGAGTACGAAGATCACCCGCGCAGCCTCGCCGCCCCTCGCATCCTCTGGCGCGGCTCGCCGCCTCCTGCGCGCTCGTCGTGCGGGTCGAGTGCGGCGCTGATGGTGGCGTCGTCACCGGGCATCTACTCTGCGACACCGACGCGGTTTGTCCGTCAGGTGGACGACGCCGAGGTCAAGCGTCGGACCCTGCGTGGCGAGAGCCAGCACAAGATCGCCGCCGCTCTCGGGGTCAGCCGCGCCCAGGTCTGCTCGGCGCGCCGCCGGATCAAACAGGCGCATGGGACCAGCTTTAGCCACCACACCGGCAGCAAGACCTCGAAATATGAGTGACGACGAGCGCGACGAGCCGGGGCGAAAGTGGTTCGGTCGAGAGCGCATCGAGCCGCCGTCGCTCCAGTCATCGCTCGATCTCGACGCCGTCGCCGTTTCTTCGTTTCGTCGCGTCGCCCTCGGATGGGGCGGGTATCAGGTGCAGCCACTGAGGAGAGCCGAATGAAGCCGATCAGCATCCTGCGCGAAGCCGAAGAGATCATCTCTGCGGATCGCGAGCGCACGCATGGCAAGGCCGAGGAGAACCTCGCCAACATCGCGACCATGTGGGATGCATGGTGTCGCGTTTCACGCGACGCGCAGATGACGCCGCACGACGTGGCGATCATGATGGCGCTGCTGAAGATCGCCAGAACGCAGACCGGCGTCTACAATCGCGACGACTATGTCGATGCGGCGGGCTACATCGCGCTCGCGCATCGTCTTGCGGCGGCGGGCAACGAGGAATGATGCGATCCGTCCGCCTGATCCTCCACGGCGAGCCGGCGTCGAAGGCGAACAGCCGGCGCTTGGTCACGATCCGTGGACAGGCGCGGCTCATCAAGTCGCAGAAAGCGCTCGACTACGTCGCGGCGGTCAGGCGCACATATCCGCCGCTGGTGCCGCTGCTTGAGGGCGATCTTCGGATGACCGCCGACGTCTACTACGCCTCACGGCGTCCCGATCTTGACGTTTCGCTCATACTGGACGCCCTCCAGGATATCGTCTACCGTAACGACAGGCAGGTGAAAGAGATGCACCTGTATCACCACCTCGATCGCGCAAATCCGCGCGCCGAGATCACGCTTGAGGAGATGCACAATGACCACGAATGACGATCTGTCACGCTTTGCCGACCGCATCGAAAGGGCGATCCAAGGCATCGAGGACGCGCGCGATGACCTTTCGGCGCTTAAGGCGGAGGTGACGAGCGCTGGCTATGATGGCGGCGCTCTGGTCAAGGTCGTGGAGATGCGGCACTCCGAGAAACGCCGACAGAAGGAAGAAGCACGCCTTGCGCTGGTCCGCTTGTACGCGGACCGCCTCGGCGTGCAGCTGAAGCTCGATATCTGAGACGACCGAGGCTCCTCCCTGCGCGCGGCCGGCGGGCTGCGCCTCCCAAGCAGTCCAGCGTGCTTTGGCGCGTCAACGCCTCCCTCGGTCACCATGCAAGGGCGATGGCTGCTCCCGCCACTTAAAACGGAATGTCGTCTTCGTGCTGCGAGCACGCTCCTGGCTGCTCTGCGAAATCAGCAGGAGGTGCGGCCTCGTAGAATCGGCAGATGCCATCGAGGCTGTATTTCGCGCATGTCCAGCAGATTTTAGGCTGCGGCTCCTGAACACGCTTGCGCCATGCTTTCAGAACTTCCGGCTCAGGCAGTCGCTTCGTCACGTTCCCATCTCCTTTTGATCACGCGAAAGAACTTGCCGTCCTGTCGATACTCGATCTCGCGCGGCGGCGTTGCATTCGACAGCATGGATGCCGTCTGCTCGAAATCGAACGGCACCTCCTCGTTCCAATCGACGCCAGCGCTCGCAGCCATCTTCATGAGCTGCTTTCGACTTTTCTGGCCCGCATATCCGTCGTGCATGATTGGCAAATACTCAACCACCACGGGCGCAGCGTAATCGGCCGGGTAATAGGAGACTGCCAGCATCTCTTTTCCACTAGTCCGGCTTACATGCTTGCGCCACGACCAATTCTTGACGGCCATCGTCTTGCCGTCCTGCCCCATGATGTCGTCGTCACGCAGCTCTAGCTTGACCGGCTGCATCTGCCATTCGTGCCCGCAGACCGGGCACTTTCGCACGGACAACGCCACCACCTCGTCGCAGTTCGGACAGGTCTTGGTCGGTGCCTTCTTCTCCTCCGGTCCTTTTCCAGGCTTGCGCGGCGGCTGAACCGCGATGATCGGACCGTGTGTCGCCACGCATCCGGCGAAGTCGAGGACAAGGCAGTCCTTGGCCTCGCTCTTCAGCCGCATTCCGCGACCGACCATCTGGACGTAGAGGCCGGGTGAGCATGTAGGCCGCAGCAGGGCAATTAGGTCGATGTCTGGATAGTCGAAGCCGGTGGTCAGGACGTTGGCGTTGGTCAGCGCGCGAACCCGGCCAGCGCGGAAGTCAGAGATGATCCGATCGCGCTCGGCTGGCGGCGTATCGCCAAGCACGCATTCAGCCGTGATACCTCGCTTCCGCAATTCGTCGCGCACGCGCTCGGCATGACGGACGCCAGTGCAGAAGAACAGCCACGCCTTACGTCCTTCGGATCGCGCGATGACCTCGTCAACAGTCGAGGTGTTCAGCGCGTCGGTATCGGCTGCGGCCTGTAGCTCAGCCTCGATGTATTCGCCGCCTCGCTTGTGAACGCCACCGACATCGATCTTCGCCGCCGTCGCCTTTGATCGCAGCGGCGAAAGGAAGCCCTTGTAGATCAGTTCCTCGACACTGACGGGCTCGATCAGATCCCAGAACAGCGCGGGCGCGTCGGTGATCATGCCGTGCCCGAGGCGATACGGCGTCGCCGTGAGACCGATCACGCGCAAGGCCGGATTGACCTTCGCCAGATGATCGATCAGCACGCGATAGCTGCCCTGTTCCTTGTGGTTGACGAGGTGGCATTCATCGATGATGACCAGATCGACATGGCCTATCCTATCGATTTGGCTGATGATCGATTGAATGCCGGCGAACGTGATCGGCTCGTCAAGCTGGCGGCGACGTAGGCTGGCCGAGTAGATCCCGAGCGGCGCGCCAGGCCAGTGCTGGCGCATCTTCTCGGCGTTCTGCTGGATCAACTCCTTCACATGCGTGAGCATGAGGATGCGCGTCTCGGGCCAGTTCTGAACCGCGTCCTTGCATAGCGCGGCGACGATGTGGCTCTTGCCCGAGCCTGTCGGCAAGACGAGGCACGGGTGACCGGCGTTCTTTTCGAGCCATGCATACAGCATGTCGATGGCGCGGCGCTGGTATTCACGCAGCATCGGTCTCTCCGAGGATCTCGCGGCTTGAATACACGTTCGCATCGGCCTCGCCGTTGGCGACCATCGCGCCGTCGATCTCCCATAGCGCCACCCATTCGATGCCGCTGTCGTGGAGCTGCCACGGCACCAGATCAGGGTGGAACACATGCGAGCCACAGCCGATGCGCTGCGCGTCTGACGGGATCACCTCGTCGTCCCATCGTGCGCAGCGCCATTGCCCGTCACCGCCTGGCGTCGAGTGCGCGCATGTCCGGCAATTGATCTCCCTCGTCTTGCGTGAGCCATGGCACATGTCGCGGGCGGGGCAGAACTTGCACTCGTACCAGGACGGATCATCGCTGATACCGGGCGGCATCCGCTCGGCCAGCGCGATCCTTGCGCCGCGCTCGATGTATTTCTCCGCTATGGCTCGGTCACGCTCAACGCGCTCGACGTGCAGCCGGTCATCATCCTTGCACACGGCGACATAGAGCGCGCGGTCTATGTCCATGCCGTGCATGTAGGCTTGCATCTGGACATGGTGCAGCGGCTTGGATTTCGCCACGCCGTTCGCGACGAGGTCATCGAACGACTTGCGCGAGTGCGTCTTGAACTCGGCCACATGCCGCGTCTTTGGAGCTTCGGGAACGCCGTTATCGATGATGGCGTCGAGCGATCCCGCGACATGCGGGGCTAGCTCGACGCGATACTGGCGTCCATCTGCCATGCGATCATGCACCACGCATCCGATGGCGCGCAGATCCGTAATGATCGACGCCTCCTCATTGTGGCCGCGCCGAAACAGCCGCCGGATGCGACCGGGGATCTGCTCGCGGAATGCCCAGCGAAAGCTGAGCCACAGATATCGCTCGCACTTGTGACCAAGCATCGATGCGCCGAGATGGTCGCGATGCGGATCGTCCGCAGTCGCCTCGTGATGCTTGTCAATGAGCGCTGCGGTGCTATGATTGGCCTCGGGAACTGTCGCCATGCGGTTTCCTCCTCCCTGTAGACTTGGGGCGGCAGCAATCCACCGCTGCCGCCCCATTTTCGTTCAGGCCTTACGAGCCCAGGGCGGGGCAGCGCGGGACGGCGCAGCAGCGGGCGCAGACATGGCTGGCTTGCTCGTCGCCACCGGCTGCGGAAGCTGACCCTTCGCAAGCGGCATCGTCGCCGCCACCTCGTTGCGCGGCCCGTACTCGTCGGATTGCTTCACCGCGACCTTGATCTCCGCCTCGCCGCCGACCAGCTGGTCCGTGTCCTGCACCGCTGCGAGCCCGATCGCGCGCATGATCTCGCCGAGTTGGCGACGACCGATCTCCTCAGCCGCTGACGACTGATTGCGGATGTTCAGGTTCTGAAACACGACGCGCCCTTGGTGCGCGGGGCCGAGGATGTCCCACCGGACCTTGATGTATTCCCCGGTGCCGGACTTCGTGATCCCGACGCTGGCCTCGGTAATCTTCGCCTGATACTTGCCCGCCGGGATAGGATCGTAATTGCCCGAAGGCGGGAGGTCGTCGGCGCGGAACGATTGATTGAGCAGAGCCATTATAGATCACTCCTTCCTGGTGATGGTGTAGCTGGGGCGGGACGGTGTCGTGGTGATCGCTGCGAGCAGTGGCGTGGTCACGCTGTCGGGCGCGGCCTTCCAGGCCTTCGCATCGATCTCGGGCTTCCACCTGAAGATCGTGGAGAGGTGCGCTTCGATGCCATGCTCGGCCGCGATCTCCTGGGCCTTGTCGGCATCGACCTTCCGGTTCATGCGGCCGACGACCTTGATGACGAAACCGTCCGGCGTCGCCGTCTCGGTGCCTTCGAGCGTCTCGGCAATGCCAATCAGGCTCGACAGCCGGTCCTCGATCTGGCGGCGTTCTTCGACCGCCAGGCGCTCGGCTTCTTTCGCGGCGAGCCATCGCTGGCTCAGTGTTTGCATTTCCGTCATGCGTTGTCTCCTTGGATCTTGCGGATGATCGCCCCGAGATCCGGGGCTTCCCATGCGGCCAGCTTGCCGCTGCGGTCTTTCGCCTGCCACAGGCCATCGCTGTCGCACATGAGTGCGCGTTGCGATGCGCCCTCGGCATCGCGCTCGACGCGCAACGCGAGAACCTCGTCGAAGAAATAAGGCAGCGCCTGGCCGGTCTTGTTCCCCGGCATCGATGGGGCATACAAGACGCGCCCCATCTCGTCCTGCGTCTTCTCGACCTTGGCCGACATGTACACATTCCGCCCAGGCAGATCGCGAAACGACCGGATGATGTCGGTCATCTGCTCCTGCATCGCGCCGTACGCTTGGCGCGGGTCTTTGGTCGCCTTCTTCTCGGCGTTCAGGCATACCTCAGCGATCTCGCTGATCGAGTCCAAGGCCACGGATTTGAACTCGCTCGCCTCGGCGCTGGTCGCAAGCCACGACCATGCCTCGCGCAGCGTGGTCATGTCGGATACCTCGATATACGGGAGGTCGGCGTCCTGAATGGACAGCAGACCGCCCTCGGCCGACAGCACGATAGGTGCTGGCAGCGTCTTGATGAGCGTCGTTTTGCCCGAGCCAGCCTGTCCATACACCAACAGCTTGACGCCATTGGCGGACAGACCGCTGGTGCGGCTGATCCTGATTGCCATGATCGTTTTCCTTTTCCCGCCAGTCGGACGATCCCGGTCGGCGTTCCGACAATCTGCGCCACATTGCGCGACGATGTCAACGTCGGTTTTCGCGCGCGTTGCAAATCGGCGGCGTCTGGTCCACGATGGCGCTCTACACAGGAGAACTACATGGCAGATCTCAGATCAATTCTAGGCGGCTCATGGTCGCCGCCCAAAGAGCGTTCGCCGGAGCCGCCGGAGCAGCAGCTGCGCGACGCGATGGAGGCAGCGGGCATAGCGCCACCGGCAGCAATTCACCTCGACGGGACGCTTCATCGGTTTGTCAGCGGGGCGAAGGGGCGACCGGGTGCGGGCGACAAGTCCGGCTGGTACATCGCCTTCGGCGATGGCATCCCCGCCGGTCGGTTCGGATGCTGGCGCGCGGGCATCGAGCATTTTTGGCGGGCCGATGTCGGACGCACGGTGACGGCGGTCGAGGAGATGGCGCACGCGCGCCGGATGGCCGAGGCCATCGCGGCTCGGGATGCAGAGCGGCAGCGGACGCGCGAGACAGCCGCCGACACTGTCGCGGCGATCTGGGGAGGATGCGGGCCAGCCGCGCCAGCGCATCCCTACCTCGCGCGGAAGGGCATTCAGGCCCACGGGGCTCGGGTCACGGGCGACGGGCGTCTGGTGGTCCCGCTCTATCAGCCGGACGGAGATCTGGTCTCGCTTCAGTACATCGCGGCGGACGGCCAGAAGCTCTACCATCCCGGCGGTCAGGCCGGCGGCTCGTTCTGGTGGATTGGCGATCTGGAGGCCGATAGCGGGCCCATCTATCTGGCCGAGGGCTTCGCCACCGCTGCCACGATCTACGAGGTGGCGGATAGGCCGGTCGTGGTGGCCTACAGCGCGTCGAACCTGGTCCCGGTCGCCGGGAGCCTTCGGGAGCGCTTTCCCGCTCGCGAGATGGTCATCGTGGCGGACCACGACGCCAGCGGCGTAGGGCAACGGTACGCTGAGCAAGCGGCGGCAAAGCACGGCGCTCGGGTGGTGGTTCCGCCGACACCCGGCGACGCCAACGATTACCGCGCAGCTGGTCACGACCTCGCGGCGCTCCTCAACCCGCCGGCAGACGGATGGCTCGTCCCGGCGGACGAGTTCAGCGCGCAGCCGTCCCCGATCCGGTGGCTGGTGCGCGGGTGGCTCCAGGCCGAGAGCCTCCTCATGGTTCACGGGCCGTCCGGCGGCGGCAAGACGTTCGTCGTCTTGGACTGGTCCTTGACGCTCGCGGCAGGGCGGGAAATCTGGCGACAGGCGAAGGTGAAGCCGGGTCCGGTCGTCTATCTGGCTGGCGAGGGCCACGCTGGCCTACGGGCCAGGATCGCGGCCTGGAAGCAGCATCACGGCGTCGAGCGTCTGGACATGTGGCTGTCCCGAGATGGCCTGGACCTCAACACGCCGGATGGATATCGCCGAACGGCCGAAGCCATCCGGGCGCTGGACCGTCGGCCGGTCCTGATCGTGGTGGACACGCTGCATCGGTTCCTGGCTGGCGACGAGAACAGCGCCCAGGACGCCAAGTCGATGCTCGACGCATGTGCGCGGCTTATGACGGAGTTCGGATGCTCGGTGCTCCTCGTCCATCACACCGGTGTCATGGAAGAGGCTCAGCACCGGGCGCGCGGGTCGAGCGCCTGGCGCGGGGCGCTGGACATCGAGATCTCGGTGGTGCCCGCCAAGGGGCAGGATCCGATCCAGATCGTCCAGCGCAAGAGCAAGGACGCCGAGTTGACCGCTCCTGCCTTCGCGCGGTTGGAACAGGTGCCGATCGCCGGGTGGACTGATGAGGACGGCCAGCCGGTCGGCAGCGCGGTGGCCGTCGAGGCGGATGCGCCAGTCGAGAGGCCGAAGATCGACACGAAGCTGGCCGGACATCGTAAGATGTTCGAGAGTGCTTGGTGGGCGAGCGGGGCCGAGGATCGCGACGGAGCGCCATATCTATCGCGGTCTGCGCTCATCGAATATCTGGTGGCTGACGCAGGGATGTCAGAGGCCAGCGCCAAACAGGTCGCCAAGCCGACTGCGTCTGGACGACTCATCTGCGAGTTGATAACGGCCTCGGTCATCAGGGCGGAGGAGCATGGATGGGCAGTCATAGATCCGGTCCATGCGACAGCGATGATGATTAAAAGACAGGACAAATCCAACCGGTAACAGGGTAACGGTAACGTAACGGCCGGTAACCTGTTACCGGGGGCAAAGGCAGCAGTTCGGTAACGTAACGTAACGGGGTTCTTTAGAACCCGTTACCCGTTACCGGCTGATGCGCGACGAAACGCTAAAATCCAATGCACTTATAAGTTGAGATCCGAGGAAATCGTGGATATGCCAAGCCAAGCCCGCACACTCCGCCCCAGCGGTCGGAAAAAACGCCCTGGCGTCGATCCTGCCGATCCCGTCATCCCGCCGACGCGCGAGCGTGCCCAGCACGCCGAGCACGGGATCGAGGTGGCCGAGCCCGAGCGGACCGAGCGGGGCGGGGGTCGGGCGTATACCGACGCCGAGGGCCGGCCGTCCCGGCCATGGAGGGTTGTGGACACGCTGGCAGCCATGGAGCGGGCGGGCACGATAGACGGCGAGCAACGGGCGGCGGGCGAGAGGTTCCGGGCTCTGTTCGAGATCAGCGGGCGGGCCGGGGCCTCAGCGACGCGCATCGAGCCACGGTCGGGCGGCGGCGATCAAGCATCGGCCATCGAGCGACGGGTGGCGGCTGGACGGGCGCTGGCCGAGGCGGCGCAGCTGCTCGGCGGGCCGGGGGCGCTCCACGGGATCGTCGTGGAGATCGTCGGGCTCGGCATGTCCTGCGCGGCCTGGGATCGGGCGCATCGGTGCAGGGAGGGCAGGGCATCGGCCATGCTGGCCCAGGCGCTCGGCATCCTGGCGGCGGAGTGGAGATGACTAGGACGGTAGGCTTGACCCTGCGGCGGCGACACCCTAGCCTAATGGCTATGATGCGCGAGCCGCGCCGATGAAGACGGTGGGCCAGCCCTTACGAGGCCAAGCGCGACGGACCCTGGCGACGGTGGTCGAGGGTCGAGATACCTACTACGACAGCGCCGAGCATCGGGCGTGGAGTCGAGAGGTGCTGCGTCGTGCAGCCGGGATGTGCTCGTCATGCGGCGCGCTCGATCGGCGGCTGATCGCGGACCACCGCGTCGAGATCCGAGACGGCGGATCCAGGACGGACCCGGCGAACGGTCAAGCCCTGTGCTCGCCGTGCCACGCCCGAAAGACGGCGTCGGCGAGAACAAAGCGGCACTCAAGCGTTAACATCGGCGAAAAGCGACCCGAAACTGGCGTTTAACGGGCCCTTCCTGCCTATGGGGTAGGGGGTGTTAATGTTAGGGGCTTGGGGACGCGCAATGCACAGGGGCCCACCCAGAGACTTTTCCGCCCCCTCTGAATAGTTAACTCCTGGCCCAAACAGGCCGAAACACCCGTTTAAACGCCATTTTGGAGCAGAAAACATGCCGAAGGGCGGTCCCCGTCCTGGCGCTGGCCGTCCCCGCAAGGTTGATGCGATCCCGGCGAAGCTCGTTTTGACCGAGGCCATGCTCGTCGGCATGTCGCCGCTCGAATACATGCTCTCCGTCATGCGCGATCCGACCGCCGATGCGGCGCGTCGCGACCGGATGGCACAATGCGCCGCGCCCTACGTCCACGCTCGGGCCGAGGCGACCGGGAAGAAGGCTCAAGCCGAAGAGATGGCGGCGACCGCCGAGCGCGGCACCGATTGGGAGCAGCTGCTCGCGAACTAGCATGGCCTGGGATACCTCCTGCCGCGACTGGGCTGATCGGCTCCGGTCGGGCCGGTCCCTGGTTCCAGACCTCCCGCTCGACCAGGACGCCGCGAGAAGAGCGGCAGGCATATTCGACGCGCTGCGTCTGCCGGACGTTCCCGGTCAGCCGAGGATGCGCGAGGCAGCGGGCGACTGGCAACGCGACATCGTTCGCGCGCTGTTCGGGTCGGTGGTGAACGGCCAGCGGCAGATCCGCGAAGCCTTCGTCCTCGTGCCGAAGAAGAACAGCAAAACGACTTGCGGCTCCGCGATCATGCTCACGGCGCTGCTCGTCAACCAGCGACCGCGCGCCGAGTTTCTGCTCATCGCGCCGACGCAGGAGATTGCCGATCTGGCCTTCAATCAGGCTGTCGGCATGATCGAAGCGGACCCGGTGCTGGCGTCCAAGTTTCACGTTCAGAGCCACCTGAAGCGCATTTCTTATAGGCAAACCAAGGCGTTCCTGAAGGTGAAGTCCTTCGACCCGAAGGTCGTCACCGGAACGAAGCCGGCGGGCATCCTGCTGGACGAGACGCACGTCATCGCCGAAGCGCCCGACGCAGATCGCGTGATCGGCCAGCTTCGCGGTGGTCTGATCTCGCAGCCCGAGGGCTTCCTGGTCCAGATCACGACCCAGTCCGAACGACCGCCAGCTGGAGTGTTCGCGGCGGAATTGAGCAAGGCGCGCAAGGTTCGCGACGGCACGCTGAGCGCGCCGCTGCTGCCGGTGCTCTACGAGTTCCCCGAGGGGGTGGACTGGCAGGATCCGGCGAACTGGCACATCGTCACGCCCAACAACGGCCGATCGATCACGGTCGAGCGACTGATCCCCGACTACGAGGCCGCGCGCGAAGCGAGCGAGGCCGAGCTACGGCGCTGGGCCTCGCAGCACCTCAACGTCCAGATCGGCGTTGCGCTGCGGTCCGATGGTTGGGCCGGGGCGCAGTTCTGGAGCCGAGGCAACGGCGGGCCGCGCTCGCTGGACGAGCTACTCGACCGCGCCGAGGTGGCGACGGTCGGCATAGACGGCGGCGGGTTGGACGATCTGTTCGGATTCGCCGTCATCGCGAGGGAACGAGACACGCGCCGCTGGCTACTCTGGGCGCACGCGCTGATCAGCCCCGAGGGGCTGGACCGGCGCAAGGCGAATGCGGCGCTCTATAGCGACTTCGCGCGCGACGGCGATCTGACGGTGGTCGATGGTCTTCCTGGCGACCTTGAATGGATCAAGGCGCATGTCGGCTTGGTTCTCGACGCCGGATGCCTGGCGATGGTCGGCGCGGACCCTGCGGGCATCGGCGGCGCGGTGGACGCGCTGGCCGAAATTGGCGTCTCGGAAGATACGAAACTCTTGGTCGGTGTTCCGCAGGGCATCCGGCTGATGAACGCCGCGAAGACCGTCGAGCGAAAGCTGGTGGACGGCTCGCTGAAGCACTCGGGCTCGCGCCTTCTGGCGTGGTGCGCCGGCAACGCAAAAGTCCGCGCGACCTCGACGGCGATGATGATCGAGCGCGCCGCTAGCGGATACGGAAAGATCGACCCTTTGATGGCATCCTTCAACGCGGCTCACTTGATGACGCTCAATCCGACCGTCGCCGGACCGGCGGCGGCGTGGGCGATGCCGTGTTGAATTGGCTCGACCGGCTGCGTGGCCGGGACGAAAAGAAAGCGGTCGAGTTCACCGAGGGCTGGCTCGATGCTGCCTTCGGCTACAGTCAATCCTGGACCGGAGAGCCGGTCACCGTCTCGACGGCGCTACAGGTTCCCGCGTTCTACCGCGCCGTCATGGTCATTGCGGACGGCCTCGCGCAGCTGCCCATCGTGCTGATGCGCCCGACCGATGGTGGGATGGAACCGGCGACGGACCATCCGCTGTTCGACCTCTTTGCGCGCTCGCCGAATGCGTGGCAGGACGCGAGCGAGTGGGTTCGCACCACGATGATGCACAAGGCATCGACCGGGTGCGCGGTGTCGTGGCGCAACGTGGTCAACGGGCAGATCCGCGAGTTGATCCCGATCAAGCCCGACAATGTCCAGATCACCGTTCGGCAGGATCTGGAACTGGAATATACGATCTCGTTTGAGAACAATCGCACACTGACGCTCTCGCGCTCCGAGGTCTTCCACCTTCGCTCGCCATCATGGGACAGCGCACGCGGGCTCGATCCGGTGCTGCTCGGACGCCAGGCGCTCGGGCTGGCGCAAGCGAGCGAGCGAAGCCAGGCGGCGCTGCACAAAAACGGCGTCCGCACGACCGGCCTTTTCACCCTCGACGGCAATCCGTCGCAGGAGCAGCGCGATCGAGTGCGCGAGGCAATCGCCTCGATGTATGGCTCGGCGGCGAACACTGGAAAGCCGGTGCTCGCGAGCGGCGCGCTCAAGTTCACGCCCACGCAGATGACCGGCGTTGACGCGCAGCACCTGGAGACGCGCAAGCACCAGATCGAAGAGATCGCGCGGCTGATGGGCGTTTTCAGCATCATGCTCGGACACGCGGGCAACAACTCCCCGACGTTCGCATCCGCCGAGGCGTTCTTCGCGGCGCATGTCCGCTACACCCTCCAGCCCGAGATTAAGGCGATGACCAGCGCGCTGAACGCGCAGCTGCTCACAGATGAGGAGTGGAGCGCGGGCTATCGCTTTACGATGGATACGTCGGAGCTTCTGCGCGGGTCGCTCAAGGACCGCGCCGAATACTACGACCGCGCGATTCGCGGCGGCTGGATGACCCGCAACGAGGCGCGTGAGGACGACGGCTGGAACCCGATCGATGGCCTCGACAAGCCGCTGTTCCCGTTGAACATGGGCGAGGTGGTCGGCCAGGGCTCTGACGCGGATGTCGCGCAGCCTGTCGATGTCGAGGACGACGCGGCGCAGAAGAACCCGTGGAAGCCGACCGATGAGATGGCGGCGAACGCGCGGAGAGCGCTTGCGTGGCGCGACGAGTTCGGGCGCGGCGGCACCGCTGTCGGCATCGCTCGCGCGCGTGACATCGTGAACGGTCGCCGTCTGCCGCGCGACACCATCATGCGGATGGTGAGCTTCTTCGCGCGGCACGAAATCGACAAGGAAGCCGAGGGCTTCCGCCCGGGCGAACCGGGCTTCCCGTCGAACGGACGCATCGCATGGGATCTCTGGGGCGGCGACGCTGGCCGCGCATGGGCGAACAGGATCGCCGACAGGATTGAGGAACTCGGAGAATGAGCAACGGCGTCGCGAGCATCGCGCTCGAACTCAAGTTCGCGTCCGACAAGCCGATGGGCTCGTTCTCGGGCTACGGCGCGGTATACGGCAACATCGACGAGGGCGGCGACATGATCACGCCTGGCGCGATGGCGCGTAGCCTCGCGTCGTGGGGCGCGAAGGGAATGCTTCCCGCCATGTATTACAACCACGACCGCTCCAAGGGCGCTGTCGGCGTCTGGGAGAAGATGTCGGAGGACCAGAACGGTCTGCATGTCGAGGGTCGCATCATCGGCCTCGACACCGACGAAGGGAAGATGACCTACGCGCGGCTGCGCGAGGGTGCCATCAAGGGCATGTCGATCGGCTATCGCGTCCCCGCCGGCGGGTCGAAGATGGGCACGGGCCGCACCGGAGAACCGAGGCGGTGGCTCAAGGCAATCGATCTGCGCGAGGTCTCGGTGGTCGATGACCCGATGAATCCGCTCGCGAAGCTCGCCTACCTCAAGAGCGCGCCCGCGCTCATTCTCGACGCGCGCGGCCTGGAGGCCGCTCTGCGCGACGAGCACAAGATGTCCATCGCGGAGGCCAAGAGTCTCGTCGCGATGGTCCGTCGTCACCTGCGCGATGCAGGTGATGATCACGCCGACGCCTCTCGTGATGACGAGGTCGAGGCTTTGGTCGCGTCGCTCAAGCGCGCGGCTTCCATCCTCTCCTCCACGAAGGGCTAATCCAATGGAACTCAACGAACTGAAGGGCGCGGTCGATGCTGTCGGCTCCGCTTTCGAGGCCTTCAAGGCCACCAACGACGCGCGCCTGGCCGAGATCGAGAAGAAGGGCAGCGCCGACGTCGTGACGCGCGACAAGCTCGACCGGATCGAGTCCTCGCTGTCGAAGTACGAGAGCCTCAACCAGAAGCTTGTCCAGGCCGAGCTCGCGGCGAAGAACGCCAGCGAGACCGCCGCCGATCTGGCCGCGAAGCTCAATCGCCTGGGTTCGGGCAAGTCCGCGCCCGAGGCCGACGAGGTCAAGGCGCGTGCGAACGACTGGATGCGTGCTGTCGTGCGCTCGATCGCGCGCGGCGATGGCGCTCTGTCGGAGAGCGAGCGCAAGAGCCTCGACGGCGTCGCCGCCGAGATGAAGTCGCTCTCGCTGTCGCCCGACACGCTCGGCGGGTATCTCGCGCCGACCGAGTACGTCCGCGAGATCATCAAGGGTGTGGTCGAAGTCACGCCGTTCCGCGCTGTCGCGCGCACGCGCCAGACCACGCAGAAGGCGATCCAGCTGCCGAAGCGCACCGGCACGTTCTCGGCGCAGTGGGTGCAGGAGCAGGGCACGCGCTCCGAGACCACCGGCCTGACCTACGGCATGGATGAGATCCCGACGCACGAGATGTATGCGCTCGTGGACATCACCAATCAGATGCTCGAAGACGCCGCCTTCAACATGGAGGCCGAGGTTCGCGCCGAGGCCACCGAGCAGTTCGCGAAGGCCGAAGGCGCGGCGTTCCT